TGTAAAAGGCGTAGTTGATTCCGAAGATTTACCTTTAAATATTTCGCGCGAAATGCTGCAGCAAAATAAGATTCTAAAAGTAATTAGGAAAAATATTGTTAAAAAATGTTTAGAATTATTTGGTGAAATTAAAGAAACACGTCAAGACTATGATAAATTTTATGAGCATTTTGGTAAAAATATCAAACTTGGTATTCATGAAGATAGCTCAAATCGTGAAAAACTGGCTGAATTATTAATGTTTTATAGTTCAAAATCGGGTAATGCTATGATATCATTTAGAGAATATGTTGATGCAATGAGTGAAAGTCAAAAAGATATTTATTATATTACCGGAGAAACACGCAAAGCAGTAGAAAATTCGCCATTTATTGAGCGATGCAAAAAACATAATTATGATGTTTTATTTATGACTGAACCAATTGATGAGTATTGCGTTCAACAATTAAAAGAATATGATGGAAAATCCTTAGTTTGTGTAACAAAAGAAGGTCTAAAATTTGAAGAAAGCACTGAAGACAAAACTGCATGGGAAAAATGCATTGAAGACTTTAAACCATTAACAAACGCGATTAAGTCTATTTTAGAAGATAAAGTAGAAAAAGTAGTATTGAGTGAGCGCGTTGTAGATTCGCCGTGTGTATTAGTGACTGGTGAGTTTGGATGGTCGGCAAATATGGAGCGAATTATGAAGGCACAGGCTTTGCGTGATCCAAATATGAATTCGTATATGGTATCTAGAAAAACAATGGAAATTAATCCCAATCATGTTATTATGAAAACACTAAAATCACGATTAGAACAACAAAATAATGCGACTATGATAAAAGATTTGGTTAATCTATTATTTGAATCATGTCTTATTAATAGTGGATTTAGTCTCGAAGAGCCATCTACTTTTGTTAATCGAATTAATCGTATTATTAAATTAGGTCTTTCAATTGATGATGAAGAAGATGAGGAAGATGAGGAAGACAAAGAAGACAAAGAAGACAAAGAAGACAAAGAAGACAAAGAAGATAAAGAAGACAAAGAAGACAAAGAAGACAAAGAAGATAAAGAAGACAAAGAAGATAAAGAAGAATCTAATATGGAGGAAATTGACTAAACTACAAATATTTTAATATTTTAATACAACTTAAAATAGTTAACACAAATTATAGAATAATTACTATAATTTGTGTTAAATTGTGTTAATTGCGTTTTTAATGCAATTAAAAAAAATTAGGAATTATTATTAATGTCTTCAAGCGGATTAACATATATAAATGAATTGCCAACTCCAAATTCTAATATGCAAACAAATAGTGTCCAGCAACAATTATTAATGCAACAACAACAACCACAAAATATTATTTTAAGTAAAAATGAAATAGTTTCAAATCAAAATAATCAAATGCCCGGACCAGGAATTAATCAATTTATACCAACAGGTACATACAGTACACAAAATCCAATGCAACAAAATAATAATCAAATAACAATGGAAAATAGTGTAATAAAGCAACAACCAAATTATAATGAATTAGTAAATCAAATTCAAAAGGCCAGTTTAAATGGTTCAACTGCATTGCCTTCACGAGACATACCAAATAACTCTATACAAATTTCAAATGATGAACAAATAAAGGCAAATTATATACCTCCACCACAAATACAAGAAGATTACATACAAAATAATGAAACGCCTGATTATTTGATTGAAGAAAATAACAGAAAAATGCGTAATGCTAACTTTTATGATATGTTGTATAATGAAGGACAACTGCCACTAATAATAGCGCTTGTATATTTTTTATTTCAGTTACCAGCAATAAAAAGATATAATAAAAATTTATTACCCTTTATGTTTAAGATAGATGGAAATCTAAATTTATATGGTTATGTTTTTAATAGTGTTTTGTTTGCTTCTATGATATATGTTTTGCTTAAAGTTATTACAAAATTTGCTTAATGTTTATTGCTTAAAATTATTGCTAAATAAAAATAATTAAAAAATTAACAAACTAATTATTTTTATTTAGTATACTTTTGTTTTGTTTTGTTTTGTTTTGTTTTACTTAGAATAGTGTCTTCCTATTTTCATCCATAACAAAATGCTAATTGTGAAACCTACTAAGAACCCGGCTACACAATGATCCGGGTGTTCTTTCAAAAATGGTCTAGTTATAAATGGACCAATAAAGAATGTTAAAATTGAGTAAAAAATCATAATTGCAATTGACATTGGCGAACTTAGATGAGACATTTTATATTTTAACACATTATTATTTTTTTTGAAATTATTTGGAATTATTAATCATATTATCTAATAATATGAATCCGTCTTTATTAGGGTGACCTCCTGCGTCTAGTATTTTTAGATTGAAGTTTTCTGGAGTGGTAAATAAATCTATATCAATAATATTATTTTTATACTTTTCTTTTATTATATCATACCATAAGTGATTTGGATATGAAGAGTTTTTATTTGCTTTTGTCCGTTTATATAAACACCAAAATATTAATTTTATATTAGGAAATTTACTTACAATAAAATCTATAACTTTCAATGAATGATTACCTAACATTTCAATATGATGATTCTCTAAAAAATTGCTATCTACATTGTTTGGATGACCTATTGTATCCAAAAATAACTCATTTGTCATTTGCATATCTACTATTTTCGGATAATCTAAATTATTAAATTTATAATCAGAAACAATCCAAAATACATTGTTATTTATATTATCACTTATACAATTATATATATGTTTTGACCATATAGGTATACCTCTATACGCGTCTAATATACAATTATTAAAGAGTAGTTTTGTTTGGATTTCATTATCTATTTGATATGTAAAATCATGATGTATATGTGATGATCCTATAATATAATTTAATTTCATTATATTATACTTAATAGTAGAGAGCTTTTAGATTATTTTTAGAAATAATAATATAATAATAATATTTATAATATATAATATGAGAAAACGTTATACTAAGAAACGTTATACTAAGAAACGTTACATTAAGAAACGTTATACTAAGAAAGGTTATACTAAGAAAGGTTATACTAAGAAAGGTTATACTAAGAAAATACAAAATTATTATTTGGTGGGTGGTGGAAAATTTGTTCCATCATTAGATTATTGGAATACTTTGTTTAACGCGGCTGAAATAGACAAACTAGATCAGCTAAGAACAAAATTACAAGACATTATAACTTCTAGCGCGACTAGTTCTTCTCCTAAGGAAAATGATATATGTAAACTTATGATGGAACTACTTACAACATATTATATTCCAAATAATATACTAGAACAACCAGTTAGAAGTGTAAATAAATATGGTAAAACAACTCTTTGGGATAAACCAAATTTTAATACCTATTATACTATTTTGTGTGCAACATCTTTATTATTTGGAATAATAGCTAGTAAAATGGCTTCTCATCCTGATTGTAAATATAAATTAATTTTAAAGGGAGGGAGAGCTATTCAAGTAGTTTTGAGAGAAATTTTTGATGGTAGCGAAGAATCTAGTTTTACTCGTACTATTTTAGGTAGTTTACATCAAACTCAAGATATTGATGTTTTACTTTTTCCTAAGCGAGGTAAAACATATAACAAACAGGAAATGCAAAAATTATCGAGTAATATTTCAAAGTTAATTGTGTGGTTTTTAACTACTCCTACTACTACTCCTACTACTACTCCTACTACTACTCCTACTACTACTATAAGAATATTACCACCAACAGAGCAAAATCCCAACATTTATAAACTATCTGTTCTTTTTCCCGATGGATATGTAGCTTTTTCAGACATTGATTTTGACCAAGTTCCTTTTCCGTGGTTTTATTCTGAATTACAACAATTTCCAATGAGTACTAATATAGCCAATACTATGTTACGAGATTTTCCTGATTTGCCTGTTTTATTTGAATGTCCAAGTATTGAGCGTCAACTTGTAGAAAAAATATACTATTATGGTTTATATAGTACAGATGAAACACTAATAGCCAGTCGTGATTATTATTTGGCTAAATTTAAAAAAGCAATTATTAGTCTAAATAATGGATTTCAACTACTACAGTCTAAAGAAAAACCACATGATGAACCAACATTATTAAATAAAAATAGGGAATATTTGAAAGAACAACTTACTGAAATGGGGTATCATGAATCAATTAGTGAAAGTATATATGGTAATGAACGACCATCTATTGTTCAACAAACAACTCTTACTCGTCAGCCAGCAGTTAGTACAACAAGCAACCCTTATCATGATCATTTAACAACACCCGAATGTATGATGTATGCAAACCCCGGAGTATTACGTCCAGAACACTCACAACAACAAGCAGCGGCGGTTGCAGAGGAAGAGGAGGGGGAAGGGGAAGGAGAAGGGGAAGGGGAAGGAGAAGGGGAAGGGGAAGGGGAAGGAGAAGACGGGACGCCCAGAGCTCCCGAGGGGACGCCCCGTGCTAACACCGCGGTTCCCGGGACGCCCAGAGATCCAGACGGGCGCGGGCGCGGGCGCGGGCGCGAAGATGAAGATGGTGTTCAACAACCCAAATCCAACCGCCACCGAGGCAGCAAAGGAAAAGGATCCATGGCGAAACGCAAGGAAGACCAGACAAGTATGTATTTCATGCGGCGTAAGCTCGAGGCGGAGATGGCCGCCGAACAACAGGGTGCGACCCCCGACGATAAGGAGGAGGCAGTCAAGTGGAGGGAAAAGTATAATGATTGGCGGAAGGAGAGGAAGGACAGGGGGACGGTTTGGGCGGGGGAGGAGAAATATATTAATGAATGGAAAACCGCAGCAAAAAAAACTTAAAAAGCTTTAAACATTGAAAAATAACTTATTTTTAAAATAGTCATAGTAAGTTTTTATGCCTCATTTTTTTCCATATTTACAATATTGTTTTTGAGAGAATCCACGAGGACGTTTACAATTAATGGATCGTTTATATTTTAAACTCCATGACCCCCCCTTTTTACTTCTTTTACCTTTTTTGCGTCTAGTGAGCTGTTTTCTTTTAATACCTCGACCTCGATTTAACTGTTCTGCTTGGTCAACCAAATCATCAAGTCTTACTTGTAAATCATTTATTTCTTGTATTAAATTTGTTCGACGTAGAAGTATATTATCATAACTCGTTGTACTTTGATTATAACTGTCTAGTGCATTATTAGTTTCGTCAATTAGTGGTCTAATACGTTCTTGTCTATTAGCAATAATAATATTATAGCAACGTATAGATTCATCGTAACGACGAATTATACCAGCATGGTCGGTTGGATTATTCACTCTATATTCTTCATAATTGTCTCGTGTCCTAGCATAATCATCGCCAAGATTAGTTTGCATTAGTTCTTGAGTAACTTGCTCGGTTTCTATTCTTAGTCTTTCTCTTAAATCATGCACTCGTTCTCTTGCCGTAATAACTCTAGTATGGGCAATATTAAAGTTATCACTAACAATCGCCAATTCACTACGTAAATCTCTTATATTTGTTCTTAAATCATTTATTTCATTACTTACTCTTCGTCTTGTGATTAGCAATGCAGATTGTTGTAGCGCGGAGGCTGTTATTATAGGTCTTGAAGCTGTTTGTTGAACACTACTCATAATAATTCTAATATATTATTATAATAATATAATATACTATATAATAGACTTACATTATGCGAATTATCAATTTATACAAATGATAAATAATAATAAATAGTCCAACAAATCCCAATGTATTATAGGTTTCTTTAGTTAACTTATTCTGCAATCCAAAATAGGATAATGCTAAAAATCCCGGAATAAATAGTATATAATGGGTCATATAAAGTAAATTTCTCATATTTGTAAAGTCAAAACTAGGAATTGGAACAAATAATACTATTGCTAAACCCAATAATCCTAATAAATAATATATTGATTTTCCTGACTTATCTTGAAAATAACTAATATAAACCAATGATGCACCTATCACTAAAATATGTAATAAATTAACATATTTCATTGGTAAATATAATAGACTAAATTTGCCCATATTATATAGTATAGTTAATATAATATAAAATTAATATAATATAAAATAAACTTATTATTTTATAATTTTATTTTATTGTTTTTTAAGAGTTCCAATAATATATTTAGGTAAAATGGTTTTTTTAACATAACTAGGATGTCCAATGTCCATAAAAAGTTGTGTGGCGTCTTTTCCTAGTGCACGCAAAATAACATTTCCGCCTGGATGTTTTGGAATCCAAGAAGTAATATTATAAACTTTGTTATCAATTATAGTCCAGGCATCATCTTTTTTATTATGCTTTTTTACTTCATCAAGTGTAAATATTTTTTTCTTAGAACCACCGATCTTATAATTGTATTTTTTTGTTTTATTTTGCAATGTGTGTACTAACATAAGAGAGATTTTAGAAATACAATTTTCAGATGTCATTAATGCGCCTTCACACCAGGCTTGATATTTAGAATAATTCTCTCCAATTATAAAAACATTTGGCGCAGGATTTGCCAATTTATAACTTAAATAATCCGAATCAACATTTTTCTTCCAGTTGGCAACACCAGCATCCCAAAAATGCATTTTTATGTATTTGCTTGGTGGGACTGTTATATTGTATATGCTAAATAGTTGATTAAGTTTAGTATTTAAAGTTTGTTTAACATAATCAAGACCTTTTTTTATTAATAAATTATTCCAAAATCTAGCATTAGCGCAATCACTATAACTTGACATAATTAGTCCATTATTAGAACTAATTGGAATTACAAATTGAACGTTAGTATTTGTAATTGTTTTTTTAATATTTTTAAACCATGACTCTCCGTTTTCGGTTTTATAAACTTCAAAAATTCGTAATAAATTAATTGAATTTATTGAGTCTAAATCTCTCGCATATGGTTTAAAAATTGTTAAATTTTCCAAACTTTGTTTGGGTATAGCACATATTAAATAGCTACAGTTATAGGTTTCATGTATCGACTTTTTATAATTGTATGCACTTATACTAAATAAGTTAGACTTATTATAACTTACATTTTCAACATTTGAGAGATTTTGAATCTTAATATAGTTGCGTTTATAAGATTGCGTTTTTTTTATAGCATCTAATAAGGCGTCAATTATTTGCCCCAACCCTCCATTTAATGTAAAAAAAGTAGATTCTTTATTATAGTCATATTTAAAATATTCTAATGCATCATATGCATTTAATTCATTTAAATCTGAAGAATATTCAAAAACGTCTTCCACTTTTTGAGAGAATGACGCAGAACTATATTTTTTAAGTAATTCATGCAAATAAAACCTTTGTAAGACTGACTTGCCTAATTTGGAAACTAATGGACTAAGAAAAAATTTGTATAATTTAGTCATAATAGTATCTTTATATAATGTTTTGTCGTACACTTTATTATTTTTACTTACTTCTATATACGTTTTAGTATTTGGTATGTCTATAATTTTTGGTTTTAGACCAAGTTCATCAATCAACGCATTTATAAGTTTATGATGATGTCCTAGACGTCCTGCACCTAAATCCATTATATATTCTTGACCATCTATTGTTTCTTTATAAGAATATATTCGCCCACCATAACGCTCTCCAGATTCTAATAATAATATTTTCAAATGAGAATACTTTTTAGACAATTTGTATAAAGTATAAAGACCGGCTATGCCTCCACCAATTATTACTAAATCATAATTTCTAACATTATAATCATAATTTCTAACATTATGATTTTTGTTATTTTTTTGCGTATTAGTCATTAGACTATATTATTAAGTTATAATAACACAATAATATAATAATAATATAAAATAGTTTATATAATAATATATAAAAACAGTTAGCATTTTTTCAGTTTCTTACTCTTAAATTAGATAAACGCTTAAGAACATTATTAGAATTAGTAACATGTGCTCGTGTTCGTATTACTTCATTGGCCGTACTGTCTTCTCTTGTAAGTAATGTAGTATAAGTGGGTGAAATTATGCCTCTTAGTCTTCGACTCCTATTAGATTGTTCATAATTGTGTGTGCGCAATGTAGCATCATTATATGCTTCTATTGCTAAGCGTCGTTCTTCTAGGGCTTCGCGTCTATTGTGAATTGCTTGTTGAAGCGTAATATTTGGATTTGCTAACTGTGAATAGTCATAGTCAGTTATAATGCTTCTACACATTGGACAACTAGTAATACCTGCCCGTAAACTACGCTGTATACATCTGCTATGAAATCTATGTTCGCATTCTAAAATTGTTTGAGCTTCATTTTCCGCAAAATGGTCTAGACATATTGCACATTGATTACTTATTTCTAAATTTCTCTGATCTCTTATAAGTATTGCTACTTTTTTTCTAGTTTGTTTACCCCTAACCTGTTTTTGAATTCGCGTAGCTGCACTTCTTTTTCTTGATACTGATTTACGCGTTAACGAAGGCATATATATAGTAACTTAATATTTTTATAGTTTTATTATTTACCACGACCACCAACTATTTCTATTACTATTATTATTATTATTTCTATTTCTAATAGTCTCTACAAGTCCTGAAGCATCATAACTATTAACACTTGCATTTACTACTAGTTCATCAGTTATATTATATATTTCTTCTAAAAATTCATAATATGCATCGGAACTACTATTAGACCTATAGTTGTAAAATTGCTCACGGGCTTGACTAGAAACTGTTGATACTGCTTCTTCAATTTCTAGTGCTCTTATTTCTTGTTCTAATGCTTGTTGTAAAGTTACAAGTGTTGATTCTTGTAATTCTTGTATTACTATTCCTTGTTCTCTTACTTGTTGTTCTAAATGGGCTATAATTACTCGTAGACGTTCTTGTTCTATTTGCGTTAGTTGCGTTTGTTTTGGTCTTCTTTGTGGTTTTATATTGATTATACGACTTCTACAATTGGGACATTTTTTCTTACGACTAGTGAACCATTTTTTAATACAATCATTATGAAATCTATCACCACAAGGTAATAATGTAGTAATTTTTTCACTCATAGGTTCAAAACATATTGAACAATCATCATTTGTTAACATTTTAGTTTTTATTCTACTTATTAGTCGTCTAGTTTGTTTACCTCGAACTCTTGACTGAATTTTTCGACTTGCTTTTAGTTTGGTTACTTTTTTTCTAGTTTGTTTACCCCTAACCTGTTTTTGAATTCGCGTAGCGGCTGTTCTTTTTTTGGAAGATGAGCTACGAGTTGGCGAAGGCATATTATATTATAACAATGTTATAATATAATATAATATAATATAATATAATATAAGACTGTAAAAATAGTATTACATATACTGTGCAAACTCTATATTTGCAATATGACTGCAAATTCTTTGAGCATTACGCGAATTGTCTCGTGCGCGTGTTAATAATTCAGACGTTCTAAAAAACATATTACTAACATCACGTTCCAATGTTTCATCATTTATATTTAAATTTCTAAAGTTATTGTAATTATAAGACGCTTCATTATAGAGTCTACGCACATAATATTCAGTTTGGTCTGCGCTATATTGATTACTTAACGCATCATTAAAATGTATATTTGGAATTTCTGGAGGGTCGGGTACATGTGGTCTTAGTTCTTCAATTTCGCGTTCCCATAATTCTATTTCTTGCATACGTTCTAATATATATTGCTCTCGTAATATTGGGTCTAATATTAGTGGTTGATATTCTTCTTCTTCTTCTTCTGATTCTGATATAGGGGAATAGGGTATATTAGTTATTACTGTCCTACAATTAGGACATCTTCCCCCAGTGCTAGTCAATGATCGCCTTATACATTCTTCGTGAAATATATGTCCACAAGGTAATGCAATACGAACATCATTAGTCAAAGGTTCAAAACATATTGAACATTCATTATTTGTGGCCATAGTATGCTTTACTCTATCCATTACTTTTCTAGTTTGTTTTCCTCTAACTCTTGACTGAATTTTACGACTTGCTTTTAGTTTATTTACTTGTTTTCTAGTTTGTTTTCCTCGAATTCTTGATTGAATTTTACTACTTGCTTTTAGTTTAATTACTTGTTTTCTAGTTTGTTTACCCCTAAACCTTTTTTGAATTTGTGTAGCTGCTCTTCTTTTTATGGAAGATGAGCTACGAGTTGGCGAAGGCATATTATATAAATCTTATATTATTAAAATAATATAAGATTATTAAATGAGAGTGTTTAATGGTCTAAATTCTAAATCGTCTGCAATTCGATCTGCATTATTCCTATTCTCTCTTGCACGTGTTAATAAATCAGACGTTATATAATACATATTAGTAACATCTTGGTCAACTGGGTTACCATTTATTCTAAGATTTCTATAGTTCTGATAATTTTCAGAAGCTTCATGCAATAATATTCGTGCTTGCTCTACAATTTGGCGTGCTCTTATTAAATTGCTTAGCGCTTCTTCATAAGTTATATTTGGAATTTCCGGTGGCCAAGGTAGTTGTGGTCTTTGTTGTATTATTGCGCGTTCTAGCATTTGAATTTCTCGCAATCGGTTTAATATATGTTGTCTTCGTTGTATTGGATCTAATATATTTGGTTGTACTGGTGGTGGTGGTGGTGGTGGTTGTATTTGTTGTCCGGATGTAGAAGGGTAGGGTATATTAGTTACAACAGTCCTGCAAAGAGGACATGTTCCCCGCGTTGCAGTCAATGAACGCCTTATACAATGACTATGAAATTTATGACCACATGGCGATGTAATACTAACATTGTGAATCATAGGTTCAAAACATATAGAACAATTATTGTTTATTAACTTTGTTCTAGTTTGTTTCCCCCGAACTCTTGATTGAATTTTACGACTTGCATTTGTTCTTAATTGCATCTTTTGTTGCATTTTAGTTTTTCTATTTCTAAATTTGGTTTGAATTTTTTTAGCAGCCGATCTTTCTCTTGAAGATAATCTACGTGTTTGTGAAGGCATAGCTAATATAATATAATATAATATAATATAATATAATATAATATAATATAATATAATATAATATATAAAAATATAAAAATAGTAAGATTAAGCACCGCGCGCTAGTTCACCAAGACGATTTGAAATTCGTAATGCATTATTCGCATCATATATTGCAACTTCTAATAAATTAACAGTTCTATTAAAAACAGCATCAATGTGTTGTTCCGCAATTTCATCGTTAGTACTTGGTCTATCTTGTGTGTTAAAACTTTCATAGTTAGTATAAATAGTATATGCTTCATCATAAAGACTTCTTAAAGTAGTCTCAGTATTTATAGCAGTTACTTGATTAACTAGTGCCTGTTCATAAGTTATATTTGGAATTTCTGGCGGATCAGGCAGTAGTTGTAAAAGTCGTTCTATACTTTGTTCTATAACATCTAGTTCTTGATTGCGTGCTATTAGGTGTTGTATTAGTTGTAGCGGTTCTAAATCTAATAGTTGTCTTCGTCGTATTGGATCTAATATATTTGGTCGTGGTGGTAGTGGTGGTTGTGGTTGTATTTGTCGTTCTATAGAAGGATAAGGTATATTAGTTACAACCGCCCTACACAGAGGACAGGTTCCTTGCGTTGCAGTCAATGAACGCCTTATACAATAACTATGAAATTTATGATTGCAAGGCGATGTAATACGAACATTTTCAATCATAGGTTCAAGACATATTGGGCAATTGTTGTTTATTAACTTTTTTCTAGTTTGTTTTCCTCGAACTCTTGCCTGAATTTTACGACTTGCTTTTTTACGAGTTGCTAGTTGTTTTCTAGTTTGTTTACCCCTAAACCGTTTTTGTATTTTTTTTGCAGCCGAACTTCTTAGTCGGGATGAGTTACGTGTTTGCGAAAGCATTTATAATATACTATAATATACTAATATAATATATTTATAAAGTCATAAATTCCCATATATATTTTATATTTTATATTATTATAAAATATACTATGAATTCCAATAAATCAAATTTAGCAAAAAAAAATAGAAATTACAAGCCAAAAACTGATTTATCGCAATTATTCAAGTTATTATATGAAAAAAAAACATTTTTTTCATTAATTTTAATAACTTTAGTAGCTCAACTTTATATTACTTATTATGTTAGCGAAAATTTTGATATAGAAAAAAATAAAAATATAATTACTAACAACCACCCGTTTTTTGTTGATACAAATACTATTGTTGCATATGTAGTATTATTTTTCTTAATTATAATTTTAGTTTATGTTCCTATGCCTCCGTGGTTAAAATTTATAGTATTTTCTCTTTTTTCCGCCATTTTTGGAGTAATTTTAGCATACAGAAAATCTCGCTATGATCCCAATACAATAAAAACTGCCGTTTTAGGAACAATTAGCATTTTTGTTTCAATGTTTGCATTTGGAGTAGCACTAATAGCAAGTAATATTCAATTGAGCACTATGTTTGGTTTAGGTTTGTTTTATGCATTACTTTTCATGCTTATGATAATTTTTGTGCAATTTTTTCTTAAATCTTCACTATTGTATAAAATAATAGTTGTTTCACTATTAATGTTATTTTCTATTTATATTGTATATGATACAAATCAAATATTACAGCGCGATTATAGTGGAGATTTTATAACAGCATCTTTAGATTATTATTTAGATATAATACATATTTTTTCCAATCTATTAAGTCTAAGTAACTTTGATGAATAATTAAGGAGTAGGAATAAAGTTCCAACCCAAATCTAAACAAATCTTTTTCCATATTTGGTCTTGTTCTACGCGTTTTTCTCTGTCTTTTAACATAGGAAAATATGGCAAAAAATGAGTTTCATTTAATAATTCACATAACTTATAAAGAGTATAATAATAATTCAAAAAATTAACGCGTTCTTTGGGACAATATTTAGAATAAGGTTTTTGTAATTCAATAAATAAATTACATAGTGTTTCTTCTAATTCAGAACTCATAATTGGCGGTTTAATACCCAACTTGTCTTTAATAAAAGGTATGTGCTCATAATATTTATTATACCCTAAATTCTTTAAAATTTCCTTGGTTTTAGTATTTGTTAACTGATTAATGCTAATGCGTTCTTTTTTAATTTTATATTTAATATTTTCAAACACTTCATCTGGAATATTTGTGCTTTCTTTTGCTTGAAATTGCGCTAATATTTCTTTCAAATGATTTATTCTTTTATAAGCATAAAAAGAAACTTCTTTAGGTGGTTCTTTATATGATGGTTTATCAATTTCAATCAAATTTTTAATAATATTAGAACAATTATTACAAACAGATATACCATCTGATTCTACATAAACCATTTCTCCTTTTTTACATACACTACAAATATCAGATGGATATATAAAATTATCATAATTCAAATATAAATAATCAATATTGTTAAAATATTTATCTATTGAATTTTTTGTGTTGTTATTATTGTTGTTATTATTAATACTAATGTCTTCATTATTAGATGTTGAAAAAAATTTGTGTATAATATCATTTTTATTTGAACTAGTTATTAGCAAATCACTATTAGAAATATTTTTCTTATTTTCAAAGTAGTCAAAAATGAATTTTGAATTATCTAAATAATATTCATTTTTTTGTTTTTTAAGAGAATGGATTAAATTTTTATATTTTTTAATATTTTCAATAATTGGTTGATTTTTAGTATGATTTGTTGAATTTTGTAATAATGATTCTAATTTTTCTATAATTTTTAAATATTTAGGAATAATAACTTCTTCATTTTGTTTGAATAAACTACTTATTTCATTATGTTTACTATCCAATGTAGTTTTAATAATAGCAGCTTTCTTCATGACTACTTATATAATTATAGTATACATAATATATTAGTGTTTATTATAATATTTGTTTATTTGTTTATTTATTTATTTGTTTATTTGTTTATTTGTTTATTTGTTTATTTGTTTATTTGTTTATTTGTTTATTTAACAATATTTTTTAATAATTTTTAATAATTTTTAATAATTTTTAATAATTATTAAAAATTTAATTAATTAAATTAAATTAATTAATTAAATTAATTAAAAAAATTTTTTTTCTTTAGGAATATTATAAAAAAATGGCTGGTGGTTTAATGCAATTAGTCGCCTATGGCGCACAAGATGTTTATTTAACAGGTAATCCCCAAATTACTTTTTGGAAAGTGACATACAGACGCCATACTAATTTTGCGATGGAGTCTATAGAACAAACATTCAATGGACAAGCTGATTTTGGTCGCCGTGTAACATGCACTATTTCCAGAAATGGTGATTTGGCCTACCGTACATATTTACAATTAACACTTCCTGAAATTGGTCAATCGTTATCTCAGGCTTCGGCTACTTCCCAAGAAACATTATATGCTAGATGGTTAGATTTCCCTGGCGAACAGTTAATTTCTCAAGTTGAAGTTGAAATTGGTGGTCAGCGTATTGATCGTCAATATGGTGATTGGATGCACATTTGGAATCAACTAACACTATCCAAAGAACAAGAACGTGGTTATTATAAAATGATTGGTAATACAACTCAATTAACTTATGTTTGCGATCCAGGATTTGCGGAAGTTGATGGTCCTTGCTCGGCAAATGGTGTGCGCCAAGTTTGCGCCCCTCGTAAAGCGCTTCCTGAAACAACATTATATATTCCACTTCAGTTCTGGTATTGCCGTAATCCAGGTCTAGCTCTACCATTAATTGCACTACAATATCACGAAGTCAAAATTAACTTAGATATTCGTAACATTGAAGAGTGCTTATGGGCAGTAAACAGTTTAGACGGTAATGGCCTCAAAATAAATGAAGCTTATAAACAATCGCTAGCTGCTGCTTCGCTATTTGTTGATTACATTTTCTTAGACACCGATGAACGCAGACGTATGGCCCAAAATCCACACGAATATTTAATTGAACAGTTACAGTTTACAGGCGATGAGTCGGTTGGTTCATCATCAAATAAAATTAAATTAAATTTAAATCATCCATGCAAAGAACTAATTTGGGTAGTCCAACCTGATGCCAACGTTGATTATTGCGCGTCATTAGTTGCTGGTACTGCTCTTAATACTCTATTAGGCGCCCAACCATTTAACTATACAGATGCGTTAGATGCATTACCAAATGCGGTTCATGCGTTTGGTTCAAAAACAACAATTACAAACGGATATATTACTCCATCGGGAGCATTTGAAGACATGTGGGCAAATCAGATACTTCCAGTAACAGGTCTACCTGATACAGAGGTTAGAGTATCCACAGGACCAGGGGCACCTGCAGGGGGCAATTTATCAATTGGTCCAATTAGTGGTGGTTTAAAGGTTAGTACCGGCTTAGCAAGGTCACCTGACGGAGCTCTAAATAATGATGACTCTGGTGTATCTGATGCCGGAACCTTTGTTCTTGCTGAAACTGCATTAGATATGCATTGCTGGGGTGAAAATCCAGTTGTAGTTGCTAAATTACAATTAAACGGTCAAGATCGCTTTTCGGAGCGTGAAGGCACCTATTTTGACCTTGTCCAACCATATCAGCACCATACTCGTGCCCCAGATACAGGTATTAACGTTTATTCATTTGCGCTAAGACCCGAAGAGCACCAACCATCTGGCACTTGCAATTTCTCGCGCATAGATAATGCTACTTTACAATTAGTATTGTCAAATGCGACAGTTCAAGGTGTAAATACCGCAAAAGTGCGCGTATATGCAATTAACTACAATGTTCTTCGTATTATGTCGGGCATGGGTGGTTTAGCTTATTCGAATTAAAAAACTTAATTATTTTAAACTATTTATTTTAAACTAGCTTTTATAGTTTATAATTAGTTAAAATGGTTTTAAAAATTTAAAATAATATTATTAATTTAATAATATTATTATTTTGATAATATTAATTTAATAATATTATTGCATTAGTATAATAGTAATATTAGTAATAATAATGGAAATAATTAGTGTAAAAAATAGTTTTTATTTTACATATGTATTTTTAATAACCACTGGAACAATTACATTTATTGAAGCATTAAGAAATCCTGTTCCACAAATTCGTCATATTATGAATTTAGAAACTTGTATATCAATTGTTGCTGGTTATTTTTATGGATTATTTTTAGATGTAATAAATAAATCAGAAGACAATATAATCATAAAAGAAACACAAGAAACACAAGAAACACAAGAACAAATAAATCAACTAGAAAATAATTCAACTTCATTCTTAGATTTACCAATTGAAAAAATTAATAATATGCGTTATTCAGATTGGATAATTAGTACACCACTTATGTTACTAGTATTATCTCTAGTTTTGGGTTATGAAAATAAAATAGATGTCCATTTTTCGTCATTTTCACTAATATTATTTTTCAACTTTTTAATGTTGGGATTTGGATATGTTGGAGAAATAGATTTATTAAACAGAACATTGGCCAATTTTATAGGATTCATATTCTTCTTTTTAACCTATGGAACTATTTGGAAACTATTTATGAGGGGTCCAAAAGTAACAAAACAATCCAAAATAATATTTTGGTTATATTTAGGACTATGGTCATTATATGGAGTATTTTATCAAACAAATGAAAAAACAAAAATGATTGGATATAATACATTAGATTTATTGGCAAAAGCATTTGTTGGAATATTCTTTTGGTTATATTTAACAAAAACAGTGCAGTTTTAATATGGATTTTTAGCTTCTATTAGCCATTGACTAGACTTAGTATCTAAAATTCTTGTATTATTAAAATGTTTTTTTAATAATTCAAGAATATTTACACTTTTTGGGCCTGGCGGGTCATACTTATATACTTCATCAACAATACCTATATACACTAATCCACCGGGATTTAAGAGTTCTTTAATTTTATTCATTACATTAGTATATTGTAAATAAGGCATATTCCATAAAAAGCATGTAATCACATCAAATTGTTTAGAATTATCCATTGTTAATAAATCTTGCTTTACACCTTTTCTCATTTAAAACGCCCAATTTATTAGGCAAAAAATAAGAAAAAAATGTAAAATCAATAGTAGGATTTTGACCTACGGTGGTCTTACTTTTTCATCTTCTTTGTTTTTACTTGAAGATGTGAAAGACGAAATGTGGAAACATAATGGGCGTTCTTGTTTTTTTAATTGTTCTTTGAATAATGAACTGACTTTTTGATTTCTTCAGGTAAAATATTTAGTAAATACGTTTCTTATATAAAAATAAAATATTTATAATACTTAATAAATGGATTCTTTAAACAGTCTTGACTATTGTTCTCAATTTATAGATGAAAATATAAATAATAAAAAAGGTTTGCAATTCAAAGATAGATTTATAGATATTTTATCTGATCCAAATAATTTATTTATAAAACGATGTGAAAAAGCAGGAACTGTTGAAAATGGATGTGTATTTTTACATAATGGAATAAAAGTAGAAACATATGGATATTATGGAGATTTTTCAGAAATATTATTATTAAATAAAGGTTGTCATGAACCTGCAGAAGAAAGAATGTTTGAATTAATTTTAAAAGATATACCAGAAAATGGAACTATGATAGAACTAGGGTCATATTGGGCATTTTATACAATCTGGTTCAATAAAGTAGTTAAAAATGCTAAAAATTATTGTATTGAGCCTGAATTAAACGGGTTGAATTTAGGAAAAAGAAACTGTTTATTAAACGATATTGATAATGTAAATTTTACACAAGGATTTATAGGCAAAAACCAAATAAATTTATGTGATTTTATTCGTGAAAAAAATATAGAAAATATAGATATTTTACATTCGGATATTCAAGGTTTTGAGTTAGAAATGTTAGAAGATATAACTGAATTATTAATTCAAAATAAAATAAAATACTTATTTGTTTCAACACATAGTGATTATTTACACTATAAGTGTATTAACTTATTAAAACAACATAATTATAGAATAATTGCTTCAGCAGATTTTGAAACAGAAACATTTTGTTTTGATGGTATAATAGTAGCTTGTCATATAACTAATCAAACTTTTGGTAATTATAATATTGGAAATAGAAAATTTACTAAACTTAGAAATACTCCATATTTATGAGATGGTATAGTTTTTAAACTTTTTAAATTAAAATGCGCGTTTTAAATGAAAAAAGGTGTAAAACTTCTACTAATTCATTTGCTAGTTTGTCCTCATCAATATCAAAGAAGCAATGTATTTTATCAAGGATTAATGATGATTCATCGTGTGGCCATAGTTCCCTATCTCCCGGTTCACGCAATAGTGTATTATATACATAAGTTATTACAGGAATGTCTTCACACGTTATATTAACTTGTTTTATATGTTCAATATAATCTTGAACAAATGGCAAATCTATGCTAAATGTTATATCAGTAAATATTTGAGGAGCTGCGGCCAGTCTATATTTCAAATATTCAACTATTAAAATTTCATTAACATAAGCATCACAAATAGTTTGTGCACACATGTTTTTAAATTTATTTTCTATAAATGCCCCAGTTAATAGTTCAATATTAAGATGCGGTTCATAATTAGTTTTTTCAATTAACATTTGCTGCTTTAGCATTTTTAGTGTATATTATTTACTAATAAAAATTAGTAATCAATTTTATTTAATGCAAATCATATTTTTTTCAAAAAAACAAATAAACAAATAAACAAAAAACAAATAAACAAAAAACAAAAAACAAAAAACAAAAAAACAAAATAAATATAACAAAAAAAATTGATTTAAAATTTATTTATTAAATTATATTAAAACACTACATAATCATTATCATGGCATCATTTATTCAAGAAGTTGTTGCAATTATTGACCGCTCAGGTTCTATGTGTGGCAAAGAACAAGATACTGTTGGTGGTATTAACTCTACATTAGATATTATTAGACAAGATTTGAAACCAGATGAACGTGTAAATGTGTCAATTAAGTTATTTGACCATGAAGAACACATGTTAATCCGGTCATTAAATATTACAGAAGTAAGACCTCTTGAACTAAGACAATTTGTTCCACGAGGACAAACTGCACTATATGATGCTATTGGTTCAAGTCTTACTTATTTTATGGAAAAGAAACTTCACGATCCAAACAGTTATACTAAATGTTTGATTTATGTTGCTACAGATGGTTGTGAAAATTGCAGTAAAAAATTTAATGCTGATTCTTTAAAGAAACTTATTAAGAGTGCACAAGAATCGTACAATATTGAAATTATGTACTTAGGCGCAAATCAAGATGCAATTTTAGAAGCATCCAAAATTGGAATTGATGAAGGACAAGCTATTAATTATAATGAAACACCCGAAGAATGTGGAGCAGTTTATAGATCTCTTGGAAATGCTGTAATTAGGCAAAAAAGTAGTGCAAAAACAACATTTACACCCGCTGAACGCAGTCAATCATACACTCCAATTACACCACCACCAAATCGTACATTTGAACCACCGCCTCTAAAGCGCCAAACAAGCGTAAGACCCCCGTTCAATTAAACATGTTAAACAAAACAACAAAACAAAAACAAAAA